GGAACTCTTGCACGTCGCCTCGCCGCCAAGCGGCACCGGCGTCACCGGATGGAATTGCTACGTGGGCCTCGCACCGGGAGATGAGCAACTACAGAACACCGCGCCCATCGCCATCGGGACCGGATTCACGATGCCGGATTACCAGCAAGTGCCGAGCGTGGGCGTGCCGCCTCCAGCTGTGAACGCGACCGGCTATTTCACGCAAGGCTACCTGACGTTCACTTCCGGGCCGAATGAAGGCTACACCGCGTTCGTCAAAAGCTATCCCGGCGGCGGCGTCCTGCAGCTCGCGCGGCCGCTGCCGTTCCCGCCGACGACGGGCGACACGTTCACGATTTATCCCGGCTGCTCGAAAGACATGCCGGCGTGCCAGTACAAATTTAGCAACCTCATCAACTTTGGCGGCCAGCCGTTCGTGCCGCCCGCAGAAGCCGCGATCTGAGGATATACATGCATACACATCAGCTGCAGGTGGAGGATTTGCGAGACGAAGTCGAAGAGCGCGCGGCGGTCGTGAACGAAGCACGGACGTGGGAGACGACACCGTATGAGTCCAATCAGCGCGTGAAGGGACCGCGCGGCGGAGTGGACTGCCTCACTTTCATTGTCGAAGTGTATGAGCGCTGCGGGCTGATTCCGCACCAAGAGCTTCCGCACTATTCGGCGACGTGGCATCTCCATCGCTCGGAGGAAATTTACATCGAGGGGATCAGCAAATTTTGCAGCGAGATTTTCCCGCGCCCCGGCGAGCAACTGCCGCGCGAACTTTCCGCCGGTGATCTCATCGTCTACAAGATGGGACGCTGCTTCTCGCATGCGGTCATCGTCCTCGAGTATCCGACGATCATCCAAGCCTACTTCGGGCGCTCGGTGTTCCCCGGCAACGCAGAGCGCGACGCGGAACTGCGCGGCCGCCAGCGTCGGTTCTTTTCTCTCTGGCATAAGAACGGAGCAGCTGCGGAATAGCTATGTTCGGGCCTCCGACAAACAATTACCTCGACCATCGCCTAGTCGGGATGCGCCTGCCTACGAGCCTCTACAACAAGGCGATTCCCGTCGTCTACGGCGTCCAGCGCATTCCGTGGAACCTGATCTGGTACGGTGACTTCAAGCAGAAGCAGCAGAGCACTTCTGGCAAGGGCGGCGCGGTGGGCGGTGGCAAGGGCGAGACGGTCTACTACGCCGCAATCGCCGCGATGCTGTGCCACGGGCCGATCAGCGGCTTCGGCGGCGTGTGGGACGGCCAAGGCTACCTGCTCATCCTGATGTCGACCGAGACCTACACGGTGCCAGGCGGCGGCGGGACGCACACCGTGGCACCGCCCAATGGGCAGTTCTATGGCGACCTAGGAGCGGCACGCGTCGACGCGTACAGCGTCGGACCGTTCACCGATTTTGGCTCGCCAGGCGCGACGACGCTCACCGGGAATCAGAACACACCACTCGTGCCCGTCACGGGAACGCCATCGACCGGGCAATATTCGCTGAACGCTTCGACGGGCGCTTACACCTTCGCGGCCGGGGACGCCGGAAAGACCGTCTACATTTCCTATTCGTGGAGCGTGCCAGACGTTGCGGCGGGCAACAAGGGCGCGCCAGGCTCGACGCTCAACCTGACGCTTTTCACGGGAGAACAGGGGCAGTCTCCGTGGACCTACCTCACGTCGAACCATCCCGGGCAGGCGCTCGGCTACACGCTGCTAGCCTACGCCGCAAGTCCGTCGCTCTACCTCGGGCCATCCGGCGAGCTCCCAGGTTTCAACTTCGAAGTGAAAGGCTTCCTCTCGTTCGGCGGCGGAATCGTCGACTGCAACCCGCGCGACATTCTCGTGGACCTGCTCACAAATCCGATCTACGGCATGGGCTGGCCGAGCTCGCTGCTCGACTTGAGCGGCACATGGGCCAACTATTCGGACTACTGCGTCGCGAACGGGATATTCCTCTCGCTCGCGATGGTGAGTCAGGAACAGGCGTCGTCCGTGATCGCGCGAATCCTCAAGATCACGAACAGCGAACTCGTGTGGGATGGTCCGCTGCTCAAGCTCATCACCTACGGGGACACGACGGCGGTCGGCAATGGCGCGACGTTCTCACCGCCCACTCAGCCCGTCGTTTCGCTCGACGACGACGACTTTCAAGCCGACAGCGAGCCGGGCGAAGAGACCACGACCGATCCGATCACGGTCGAGATTCCGAGCATCGTTGACGCCTATAACGACGTGTTCGTCGAGTACTTCGACCGCGGGGATTACTACAACGCCGTTCCGGTGGAGGAAAAGGACAGCGCGGCGATTGCGGCGCTTGGCGGCATCGTGCGGACAATGGAGCAGCAGTCGTTCCACGAGATCACGACGCTGCCAGTGGCGACGAAGGTGGCGACGACGATCCTGCAGCGGTCGGTCTACATCCGCGCGACGATGAAAACGACGCTCGACCAACGCTATCGGTTTCTGCTGCCGATGGACATCATCGAAACGCCCGACGATCCGATAGCGAGTTTCACGCCGTGGCGCATCCTTGAGATCGAAGAGGATGAAAAGTTCAACCTCGCGATCACGGCCGAGGAATTCCCGTGGGGGACTTCGGCGCCCATCGAATACCCGAAGCAGGCGCAGGCCGGCCAGGGAAACAACACGGCGGCCGTGCCGGGCTCAATCAATCCGCCGATCATCTTCGAGCTGAATAACCGGATCAGCCAGCAACTCGGCTACGGGATCGGCTTCGCGGTGTGCGGCGCGAACCTCGCGAATTGGGGCGGCTGCCACGTGTGGCTGAGCCTCGACGGGACGACCTACAAGCAAATCAGCGACATCTACGGGAACGATGCCGTCAACAATCCCGCCCGCATGGGCGTCCTCTCGGCAAACTTCCCCTCGGGCTCCGATCCAGACACCGTGAATACCTGTTCGATCGACCTCACGGAAAGCGGCGCGACGATCGGCACCGCATCGACCGCGCAAGCCGATGCCGACGCGACGCTGTGCCTGGTCGACGAGGAGCTGATCGCCTACTCGACGGCGACGCTGACCGCCGCGAGCATGTACAACCTCACGACCTACATTCGCCGCGGCCAGATGACCTCCGCTATCGCCGCGCACACGACAGGCGCTCCGTTCGTCGTCCTCGACAGCAACATTTTCCAATGGAATTACGACGCGACGATGATCGGCAAGACGCTCTATTTCAAGTTCACGAGCTTCAACAAGTCGCAGAACATGGAGCAATCGCTCGCGGACGCGACGGCTTACACGATCACACCTTCGGGAGACTTCCTCGGGTTGCTGACGCCCGCGCATGCGACGTATCGGCCGCTGTCCAATCCGCTCGTCGGCCACGACGCCGGGTCGAGCGCGACCATCAACATCACGGCTTTCACGATGCAGGTCGCGGGGCAGCAAATCGCGGAGGATGCCGGGGCGATCACCGGCCTCGCGTACAGCACGCTCTACTACGTCTACTTCGACGATCCGAACTTCTTCGGCGGCTCGGTCAGCTATCAGGTCACGACGACGAAGGAAGTGGCGATTGCCGTGGCTGGCCGCTTCTTCGTTGGTTCGATCTTCACGCCGCGCGCAGGAGCGCCTGATACGCAATGCAACAATGATGGCGGAACGGGTTCGCAGAGCGGCACGCTGAACACCTATTATTTCGCGTCGAACTCTCTGCCTTTCACTGTTCCCGGCGCTGGGAGCATTCAGACGGGGACGACGGGCGCTGGCTCGATCACGAATCAAGCTCTATCCAACGACGGAGACCCGACCACGGCGGCAACGTGTTCCGTCGGGTCGAGCGGCGGAGATTCAGTCCATCTGGTTCTGTCACTGCCATCGGGATTGCAGACGAGGCAGGGCGCCGCCACGCTGTACGTCGCCTATGAAGTTACGAGCTTCTCCGGCGGATCGCCAGGCAGCATCACTTACGGCTATCAGGGAGTCTTCTCTCAGGTGCTCGCATCGTTTACGGGGATGACGGGGTATGCGGTGGCTTCGGTCGCATTGCCAGCGAACATCAACTTGGGAAGCGTCTACGTCGAACTATTCTTGATCGGAGGGAATGCAACCACAGTCAAATTCTTCGAGGCGTGGCTTGAAGTTTCGGGCTAGTTTTGCGCGGCCAGAAACGCCGCTCGCGCCCGGACGATGCGGGGAGGCAGCGGAGCCTTCCCATTCTCCGCGATCCGCACGTTGCCGAGCACGTTGGGAATTTCGCTCACGTCGACTGCGATAGTGCCAAACCACACCAGATGCCGCACGTAGCTCCGATCCGGGTCGTGATTCGCAAGGTATGTCACGCCGTGATCCCCCGCGACGGCCACCGAACTCAAGCCCATCAGATACCCCCACGTCACAGCCGCCGACGGATGCGTACCAAGTAGCGGGTTCGTCTCGTAGCAGCCCTTACCGAGCACGTGCTGACAATGAACGCTTGACGCTGCATCGGCGGAAGTGGCCGCGAGCAAAAGAGCGTCGGACGCCAGCAATTCCTTGTGAGTTTTCACGTAGTGAACGATGCGACCCGGAACGCTCGGGCGAACAGGCGACTCTTGCGCGAGCATGGGCGGCGCGAAAAACAGGACGAGCAGGAATGCGATTCGGATTCTCATGGTTCTCTCCAAGCGTAGATTAGTCGCGTGCCATCACAGGACATCGACTCACTAAGCGTCCCGCCCGTCACGCCACGAAATTTCAGAATGCCCTTGAGCGGGATTCCCGCATTGCGCAACTTTTTTAGGATGACGCCCTCTACGAGAATGCTGTTTGCCACTTCGATCACGGCAAGCAGGGAGATGTCCACCTCGATTCTGCGAGGCTGTTCCGTCACTTCGTCGCCTCTTTCCTCGGCCTACCACCGAGCTTGCCGTTGCGCCGCGCCGCCCGCTTTTTCGCAGGCGACGTGATGCCGCGGGCCGCCTCGGCGGTGCAGGCCGGACAGCGCAGATTTACCTTTGGGTGACGCGGGCACTTCATACGCGCACTCCGTAGCGCAACCGATACCAGAAACGTTCTAGGCGATCACATGTGAGCCACCGCGCCTTGCGCAGACGGTCGAAGAACATCAGAATGCGGTCTGTGATTCTCATCGTCCCTCCTTCGCCGCCGGACCTTCGCTGCGTGCGGCCAGCGCACGTTCAACGGCATTCCTGATTACTCGGTTGATTAGATTGGCGAGCAAATCAGGCTTGATGGAATTTTTCCGCCCCTCACCGCAAAACTCTAGGGCCTTCTCGACCCACACGATATTCACCGTGTACCTTTGTGCGGGATCAAGCTCTCGCGGCGTGCTCGGCTCGGCAGGCTCGGGCGCGGCCAGCGCGGCGATTTCCTTCTCGAATTCTT